ACATTAGTGCCATCTGTAGCTGATGCGCCATAAGCAGTAATATCATCATTACCCACATCAGAAGGTGCAGTAAATGCTACTGATACTTGAGCATCACCAGCAGTAGCTGTACCTACAGTTGGAGCGTCAGGAACGTATAGATTATCGTTGCCAATTAAACCGCCTTTGTAAGCCATTTACCGTTATCCTCAAGCGTCATCGATTTCTTCATACGAAAGAACGGCACTGAGATCACCAGCGGCACTTGCTTCTATTTTAAGGATATCGCTTTCGTTGAGATACAGACCCAAATTTTTATCTAGTGCAACTAATGTTGCATCAGCAGGAACGGAAACAGTTTTCAATAAATAATAGTCAGCAGAACTTCTTGTTATCCAGACACTAATTGATGCGGCATTTGTCCCGTCGATATTAGCTATCACTAACGAGTTTATCTTACACAATTTATCAGAAGCGCAAGTTAGAAGAGACACCGCTGATGCAGCAACATCTGCGTCTAAAACCGTTTTCGCGAGGATCGATGTTACTGCTACTACATTAGGATTTGCCATTGTTTATCTCCTTTTAGCCAAATACCATTGCCATAGCGATAGCCTTGCCTGTTGATGCTTTTGTACTCAGTTGGGTTTGAATTGCGGATGTAACCCCAGCGACATGTTCAAGTTCAGCGGCAGTGGTTGAAATGCCATCGAGTTTATTTATTTCAGCAGCGGTTGAAGATATTGATGTCCCTGCAATTTGTAAGGTTGTCGCGTTTACTTCGCCGCTAGATCCATAAACAACAGCTTTACTGTTTACAATTGTTCCTGCGCTTGATCCATCTACCAGATTTAATTCAGCACCCGTCGAAGTAACAGCAGTGCCGCCGTAATTTAAATTAGAAGCGGCGATGTTTACTTCACCAGTACCCTTTGGCGTAATGTCTATATCTACGTTTGAGTCACTGCCGAATGCTCCTAGTACAATGGCATCCCCAGTTGCGCTGTTCGTAACTTCAAGCGCATTTACGGCAGAAGCTGTTGTTTGGAACACAACCTGCTCATTACCATTTGCATCAGCGACAAATCCTGCATCAGCAAACTTCGGTGCAGTTAGTGTTTTGTTAGACAGTGTCTGCGTAGCAGTGTCGCCAACCAAGTTGGAGCTTGTTGATGGAAGCACCAATGTGACATTTCCCGCAAAGGCTGAGTGAGCCGGACTGACCACGGCGGCATAATGAGCGTTTGAACTTTCACAGTAAAATCTGACGGCAGATACAGAACCGCCATTCTTCAAATCTATCAGACCGCTTTCTATGCCTACGTTGCCATCGAGAACAACCTGACCACTGCCTTTCGGTGTCAACTTCAAACCAATGTTTGTGTCACCACCTGTTGCAGATATTTCTACAGGATTACCAGTGGCGGCATTCGTTACATCAATCTGGTTTACAGCGCTTGCTGTTTTCTGAAATATGATGAGTTCATTGCCGCTGTCATCGTTTATGCCATGAGCATCGTCAAACTTTATATTGAAACTATTGGTATCAAGATCAGCGCCTAACTCCGGCGATGTGTCTTCTACTACGTTTGATATAGCTGAAGAAGTTGCAAGACCTGCGACTAATGCACTTCTCTGTATCTTTTTAAGACCGCCACCAGAAGTGTCTATTGCTAGAAGAAGATCGTCAGACGCAACCGTAGATATTTCAGAGAGTGATCCAACTGCAACTGACTCAAAGTTCGTACCGTCAGCTACAAGGATGTTGTGCTGAGTACTGTTACTTAACTGTAAATCAGAAGTCGCAAAAGCGCTGCTGTCTAACGCAACCGCTTGCCATCCACTTGAAGTAAATGTCTCAAGCACACTATTGGTCGTATTGAAATAAAGATCTCCAATTTGATTGCTGGAAGAATCGGATCTAGCTGACGGATCTGAACTAGCCGCTCCATGATACACTAGACTGAATGCAGTAACTGCCGAAGCGTTAGTTGCGGTAGTGGATACCGCCGAAGCTATCCCTGCCACGGTTGACACGTTAGCCTGTATACCATTCACGGTGGATATTGCGCTGCTTATTCCATTTAATACGCCTATTGCCGATGACAGTCCTGCGACGGTTCCAATATTTGTTGCCAGTGGTTCAGCTACGGCCAGGTCAATATTGGTTGAGTTATTGGCCGCTGCATCAATATTCGCCTTATTAGCTGCTACCTGTGATATCGCCCCGTTTATGGAACTTACGGTTGTGATGTTATCTTTATTCGTATTCACGCCTTCGATTGCAGCAAGCGAGGATGCCACCTGTGCCAGTGTCCCATTGTTTACTTGCTCTATTGTATTAGTCAGAGAAGCACCGAGGAGAGTTGTGATAACATTGTTGCCGTCACAGTAAACGATGTCCTTACCGAGTGCTATTTCGACAGCGGAACCGGAAGATGTTTTGACATAGACCTTAAATTCGTTACCGGTTTTATTGTTGATGAAGTAAGTTTTTTGTGCATTTGGCACAACCACGTAACGTATGTTTGTCAGTGTGCCTGTAAGTTCCAGAACAGCATGTCGCGCTTCATCAGCAACAAAGTTTGTACTGGTTAAAGTTACATTGCCTTCGCCGCTGATATCTTTTGATAAAACACCGGCAGCAAGATCTTCAAGAAGTGTTAAATTGGTATCGGTGTACTGACCCCAGAGGCCATCGTTACCGCCTTCTTCCTGATTTCTGAGCCTTGCAATGGTGGTCGCTGAGTCTGCCATTATGTAGCCGCCATGTTATCGTTTGTGACCTGTTGTCTGCCGTATCGTTTGTTTAAACCAGCCAGCGCTCTCTCGTAGTACTGCATGTACATTGCCGCAGCTTCTGGATATTTGACATAAGCTGCTGCGTGATTAAGAGCGCAATAAAGAAGAAGCTGATAAGCGTTAGTTGTATAAAAGTTAGTTGTGTTACCTGTGCTTAAACGTGGTAACCGTTGCGTGTATCCAATCTCGTATGAAAGCGCCGCAGAAGGTGAGGGTGCTATCAGAAAGCTACCGCTGTCATACTCCCCAAAATATTTCGGCGTTCCTGTGGTGCTTGTGCTGCTATAAAATTCCCGAAGGAAAGTTAATTCTCTGCGCTCAAGTTGAATGATGGTACTACCGCTTGTGATTTGAAAGTATCGAATACCTCTTTCAGCAGCCGGTTTGTTAACAGTGTTATCACCTATGCTGAGTGAGCCTGTCTCTTTATCGAAGAAGGCATCTTCAGTCACATCATCTGCTAACTGATCTTCTGCATTCTGTATAATCTGATTTAACTGATTAGATAATTCGGTTGTATCGTTATCAAGCCAATCAACAATATCTGTTTTGAGAGAGGTGAAACTAGCCATTAGACATTATCCGTTCCACCGCCAGAGGTGCTTGGGAATAGCGTTGTAATGCTGGTAACAGTTCCAACAGAAAAGCCATCCGTGGGTCGAGGATCTTTCAATGACATGGGGTCGTGAATATTTCGTGCAGGTGTTAGCTGCGGATGCTTCTCTTCATATGCCTCTGGGGATACACGAAGACCTTCCCAGGTTGTTCGCAGTTTCCTATAGGGAACCCTTGCACCTGTGATGTCGCAATATCCAAATGAGTGTTTACCCGCCGCGTGTCTCAAATCCAGTTCCCGCCAAATTCGGAGTTAAATAAAGCGATGTTCGTTCTTCATCTTCTTGAATGACGCGAAGAACTTCTTCATCGTATCGCGCTTTAAATAGCGCTGTTCTGGCGGTATCCAGGGTTGGTAGCTTTTCAGAAAGCATAAACGCTAGACCGGTTGCAACTGCCGGTAAGAATTTTACTGGCACATCAATCGAGTTGGTATAGTCACCAACATCTTCGATCCGAGTATAACCGAAATAGTTTATTTTGTATACTTTATCGGGGGTGGTAAATAGGAAGAGAACAGACGCATCACGTTCTCTATCGAGGTAGTATTGTGATGGTCTTGCTTCGTTACTTTTATTTGGCAGCGCTGTATATTCACTCTGCGTCAGCCTGGAGACAGATATTTCTGATCCAGTTGTGCCACCAGAAAATATAGTCATGTCAGATACGTCTAGAATAGAATTTGCTAATGTATAACTGGTAGTAGACGCAACCGTATTAAAAGTTGTTTGTACTCTTTTAAAGAGATGTAAATCCCTATTGTTGAGATCTGCGAGTAAAAGGTTAAGTGAACGTCGAGCAGAACGCAGTTGTAATCCGGTAGGACTAGTGACTGCGTTCCTCTCATACGCTTCTATGATCAACTCATCGACACTAAGATCGAAAGTAGTTGTTCCAGATGTAGCCATTGGCTCTAGCCTTTCTGGACTTCAAGGATAATAGTATATGTGTCCAGATTGGTGTGGTTTCTTGTGGTGAAGAGAATGTCACCATTTTTCCCACCTCCAGCGGTATTAGGCAATCCACCAAAGCAAGAGAAGTCAAGATAGCCAGCACCATCAGAAGTCAGCGATAAAGCAAAGATATTTGTTGAAGCATTAAAAAGAATATCAACATCCATCCCAGAGATAGACCACCAGCATTTCATAATTTTTATGTTGGTGCTTTTCTCTCCGTTAGTCATAGCAGCAAGCGCTGAAGCATCAACTTTTGCTACAGCACTTTCGCCAGAGCCATCGCTGACATTTGTGAAACGCAGGACGGCGGTTCTTTCACCGTCTTGCATTACAGTCGAGGCAACTAGATCTGCCATGATTTACGCCTTTCTACTTTTTCTTCAAGAAAGCTGGCATCTTCTTTTTACCATTTGGCTTTTTCTTTCGAGCCTTTTCTGCTGCTTCCATACCTTTTGCTGTATAAGGATATTTTTTACCACGAACATTCGGCATTAGTTATCTCCTTTAAGCGTCAGTTGAAGCGGTGATATTCGTATTCAGAGCAACCTCTCCGTCCAAATTGCAAATCGCAATTGGTTGGAAGAATTGCATATCAGCCCCGACAAATGCCTCTGTGATATTGGCAGCATTGTCTGCAATTCGTGCAAAAATGTTTGGCCCAACGTTTCCTGTTGTGGTTGTTACAGCAGTGAAAATAACGTCATCAGCATTGCGAGTTCTTGCATACGAACCGTTTGCACCACCATTAATGGTAAGGTTTACAGCCGCCGTCGTTACGTTCTCAATGCAAGCGGTTCCGAAGTTGCCGTCGATCCAAAAGTTTCGAATCATAGCATTATCACCACCAATTAACTGTAGTGCAGTCTCAGCACCAGCAGCAGCAGCGCCACGGTGTGTCCAACCATCAATCATTAAACGATCTGCATTGGCATCAGCGACAATAAAGTCTGTTGCCTGACCGGTGACATCTCTTGTCTCACAATCGAGCATTGAGAAGTCAGCAGCGTTCACATCGATAGGGCCGGTGAGGGCATCGATACCGCCAGTAAATAGAAAGTTACTGATTGTAATATTTGCTGCATCTACATCCATGTCTGCACCAACAGCCGTTGTAAAATTGACAGTTGGACGATCTGAGCCATTGCCCATGCCGACAATTGTTATACCAGCTACGTCAAGATCTAAACCACCAGCGGCAGTAACCGTTTCGGTATGCCCAGCCTTAACCATTATTATATCGGCATTATTAGCTGTGCAGCGACCAACGGCGTAATCAAGAGTTGAAAATGGTCTGTTGTGTGTTCCATCGTTGGAGTTAGAACCAGCACCGCTGTCAACCCAGTAGATGTTTCCACCGTAAGAATTTAAAATCGGCATACCGCGAATAGCGACACCCGATGCGAACCCATTTGGGTAATTACTTATAGGCATTGATAGCAACCTTTCTGAAATAGGCGGGGTTATTCCCCAAGCTCATTATTGAGCCGCAGCATTGGGAGAGCCGAAGCTCTCCGTTTGCCAGGAGTTATTAAGCACCAGAAGATGCGTAGACGGATCTCCAATCAGAGAAGCCGAATGCATATCTTTCACGGGCTTTGAACTTCATGCTTCCGCTATCGAAGTCACCTTCGGTAGAAGTCTGCATTGCAATGCGTTCAAAGAATTTCAATCCGTCAGGGGCCGATGTCTTAATGTAAAAACTATCGGTATCAGAAATGTGTGGAGACATTTCATAACCACCAGGAAACATTCCCTTTGAACGAAGTGCGTTCAGATCGTTATCAGAAGTTGCACTGCGGAGTTCTGATCGCATGATACGCTCTGCAATGAACTGACTTTCAATTGGAATCAGTAACATTTCTGGAGAAACAGCAATCGGCAACTCACGATCATCAGTGAAGTTGTGAATAGCTATGACAGCGTTTTCCAATGCAGTTTCAGAAAGATCTACCTGCGTTGCAAAAGTGTTGCTGGCAGTAGAACCAGTAGCCAATGGATGCGAAGCGTTTGCTAATGAAACACCATCGCCACCAGTGTGCGAACTGCTGAAAGCGTTGTTGAAGATATTCATAGCCTTCACCTGTTTAGTGTGAGCCATCGATCTTGCAAGCGCCTTGGTATAGCGTGAACCAAGCTCCTGATAGAGGTTATCTTCAAGTGCATTTTCAGAAATACTATAGGCCAAGCTTAACTCTTCCATCGTATATCTGCTAGTGTAGCTTTCTCTTGCACTATCAAAAGTTACCGAAGAACCTTCAGCTTTGGTTTGAGCAGCGCCAAACCCAACCAGAAGAACTTCTTCTTCGAAGGCACGATTAGAAGTGTTCTTTTCAAACACTCTTTCGTGCAAGTTATCATATCGATCATACTCCAGACCGAATAATGCATGAAGACCAGGAACCAAAGATTTGGCGTGGTCTGAACGTGTAATTACAGCCATTTATCAGACCTCCTTAAATGCCAGCGGTGTTATGAGCAAAGAACGGCTCATTCACCATGACCTCAACTTCGACTTGTGAACCATTGGCGGTTCCATAGTCGTTGCCAGGTCGGGTTACTGCACGGATGATTTTAAAACCAGCCGCTGTTGCAGATGCAGACGATGTATCCAATTTGACAGCGGATATGCCTGTGACCGTAGAGCCAGAACCGGCTACATGATCACCGCTAAATCCGACATCAGCAATTGTTAAGAAATCACTATCGCCATCATCAAAACAGCTATAAGTGACATATGGATCATCGATGACTAATGCAGAAACATTTGTTGCGCCGCTTTGCGCACCAGGCCAGTAACGTGAAAATTTAACTTCTCCATCACTAGCAGTCCATGAGACACCTTGGAATATACCAAGGATTATATTGCCAGCAGCCGCCAGTTCAATCCCACCACCAGCGACCAATTTTACTGGATCGCCTGTGAAGATTGCGGTGTCATATGCAATGGCGATTAGATAATCGCTAGTGCGGATTTCACCACCTGTCAGATGCCGCAATGGTTTAAAGCCATGAGCAGCCATTTGCTTGCCTTTCTATGAGGCAGCAATCTTTATTCGTCGAATTGAAGACCGCTACCGGTTGAAACACGAGACTGTCGGTTTACGGAAATAGGCATTCGCGGATCTTCTTCCCGAAACAGGTTACTGTCCATCGCGGCTTGCATACGATCAATTTTATTGTTGATGTACTTTCTCTTTGCCGCCAAGGCTCTTTCATCCCATTTCATAAGAACTAGATCTCCAACGCCAATAACGCCGTCGAACCGACCTTCATTATGTACTGGGCCAACAAACTCAGGGTGTTCTTCGGCTCGTACAACTTCCCAACCTTCACGCCGTCTTAACGATAAATTCTTATCGTCGTCTTGGCCTACTAATTGGATGCGTACCCAACGATGAACAATTCCAGGTTTTGGAGTTGGACTATCCAGTTGAGAGGGCGGGGTATAAGTAAAATCCCGTTGCTGTTTTTGGCGAGTTTCTGTCTCTCGTGTAGCGTGTTTATCAACCATCTTAGGCATCCACGTATCGGGCATATTGTTCGGGAGTAACACCAAGTTTTTTACATACATCAAGTTGCGCTTGGTTTAGTTTTACTCTCTTGCTCGTTGCGCCTCTGCCCGTAACAGCCGCAACCGGAGAAGAATTAGACTTTTGTTTACTGAACTTTGCTGGAAAAGCAGCCTTCAGTCGTGTGTCTAATTCTTTAAAATAATCATCACTAGTTGTATCATAACTTTCGGTATTTACCAAGCGGTTGTGGATTGCATAGGCCGCGCCTGTCATGGCTTCGTCTTGCCCAAACCATTTATTTTTCCGCGCCCATTCCACAGCCTTTGCCTCTGGTTCTGCTGGAGGAGCCTGTTGTGCTTGAGGCTGCTGTTGAGGTTGTTGTTGCATTTGCGTCTGTTGAGTGCGGTAGCGCTCATTATTCGCTTTATGCTTTTCCATGTCCGATTGCTGCGTTGATAGCCTCGACAGTTTATCCTGCACGGTAAACATCTTGTCGGTATCGCCGCTATTGTAAGCATCATCATAGTCGCGCTTGAGCGCTGTCCTTTGTGCTTCGATAGCAGACTCACCGCTAGTCACGGCATTGTCTTGTGCTTGCTGATAAGCCTGTTGCAATTTGATGATACGCTCTTCTACAGCAGCGGCTCTTCTTTCAGCTTCGTGACGCTTTGCTACTTCCTGCGAAATCCGTTTTTGAACACGGTTGCTATATTCTTCTTCCTGAGCGGGAGAAGGTGTTTCCGGTTCAGCAGCCTGTACCGGTTGTTGATTGTCCGATAGATCGACTTCCACTTCACTGGGTTCTGCACCAGTTGGAACTTCTACTTCAATTTCAGATTCTTCGACACTCATGTTATCGCATCCTTTCTTCGCATCACCGCCTGGATTTCATCATCGTTAACTATTCGACAGGGATGGTCGTTTACACGGAAGCGAACACCGGCATATTTACTGAAGACAACCATATTGCCTTCTACACACCAATCTTCATGTTCAACCATGTCGGCTCTTGTATATGCAAGTTTGCCAAGTGCTACGACTTGACCGATCATACACACGCCTCTTTGAATTTCTTGGACTGAACCTGGGAGCAAAATACCACCTTGGGTCTTTTCTTCCACGGGTACATCGGCTATTAAAATCCGGTATCCGCTTGGTTCACATGAGAGTTTTATTTCGTTAATTAATTCAGCATCAATCGATGTTGTCTCGGTTAGCAAGGATGTCCTCCAACGCTTGGGTTACCCTGTCCAGCGCAGCAATAGATGCTACGTGACTTGTGTATTCCCCCCAATCGCTACACCGTCCTTCAGAAATATATTCGGTGTAAGAACTTCGTATATTTGATACCTCTTTTTCGACTGTTTGTAAAGCTAATTTGAACGACATATGGCTGAAAACCTACTCTTCCTTGGTGTATGTGTCCATTAAAACTTCTGTGACAAAGGTATCGAGAAACTTATTACTTATAATGAGTTCGGGCAGGTCAATATCTGTTGTGGCTATGCTTGTTGATCCATCCTTAAAAGTAACTACGGCAGCAACTGCTTCTATCTTATCACTGTCATTTGCAAGGAGATTTCCCAACCATTTTGCGTCTGGTGGAACGTCCTTTTTTTCTGGAAAGGGGATCACGTTTGCCATTCTTTTTTCCATTACTTCTTTCAATCTGTTTACTCATGGATGCACGGTTCATCATCGCCTAGACTTACTCCCAGAACATTTCCACTTTTTCCTGCTGAGATTATTAGGGCTATTTGGATCTCGCGCTTTCTTAGCAGACTTGCCGCCCTTGGCAATCATCTCACGCTTTATTCCCGCTGATCTAGAACAGTACGAATCACCTTTGGAAGTCCCAGGGCGAATACGATCACCACCGCCTTTTGCCTTTCCAGCCTGTCCAAAAGACACCTTGCGGGTGCGGCCCGTCGCAGGGTTCCGCACCGTCTTTGCAAAGCGCTTACCTTTGGCTGGTGAAGGCATTAAGCAACATCGTCAATAAGAGCAGCAACAATAAGATTAGCAGTTGCATCTCCCACGTCGGCTATATCAGAAGAGATGGCATGAATATTTGCCACCGTGGTATTCGGCAATCGACCAAACCATGTCTGCGAAGGGCCAATAAAAATGCCATCAACTAAGTCGTTTGCAGCAGTACCGCCATCGAAACAAACATATACACCGTCAGCAGATGATTGGTTTTGTATGAAGAGAAACTTTACCTTGTCGGAAGTTGATACAGCAGTCGGGGCAGTATCATCATCGACAGCAGTATAATCAAGGAAATGACCAGCTATAAGATCTGTGCTGGTTGCTGTGCAAGCGGTCAGTTTATAGTACCACTTATCATTTGCATCATCTGGGGAAAAAGTCATTGTCCCTGTGAGCGTTTTTGCTATCTCATCGGGGAGGATGGTAGCAGTTACCGAAACAGTTACATCATCAGCCATTGGTAGTGTCCTTTATTGTTGGTTTTTTGAAACATTGAGAGCAGCGGCTTGAACCCTTGCCCTTTGGTCAGCCGCTTTAATCTGCGCATCAAGGATCGCTTTCTCGGCAGCTAGTTCTCTATCTAAGTCTTGGTCTTGGATCTCAGCCTGTAGTTCAGCCTGTTTCAACGCAACGTCAGCTTGTGCCTTGAACGACTTCGTATCGGCTTCCTGTTTTTCTATTGCAAGTTTTTGCATGGCAAGTTGAACTTGTGGATTTTGCGCCATCGCGGCGTTTTGTTGTGCTTGCTGTAATGCAGCAGCTTGCTGCGCCAGTTGTTGAGCCGCCATCGCTTGCATACGAGCAACCTCATTTTCTATCTCAGGAGCAATTTCTGTATACTCGCCTGGTTCAGTGGGCTTCAATGGATTGTAATCTGGAGCAGGTGGCAACCGTTGTTGCATTGCCGCTTCGATCTGCTGGCGATAACTATGAGCCATATGTTCTGCAATGTGGGCATTCACAAGTGGTGCAAGTCTTGAAAAGGTAGCCTTGTCATTTTGCATGGACATTAAAAAAGTTTGATGTACAGCCATGTGCGATTGATGATCCTGATCAGCAAAAGCTTTCGCCGGTTTGCCATGAAGAAACGAAAAATTTTCAGTTGCTGGATCTGCCCTGTCTGGGCCACGTTCATCCAGAAGAATATCATCAATGTCTTCAGTGCCAAGTGTCACATGCATTCTGCGAAGCGCTGTTCTTAGATTATGCTGCTGCGGAAATTGCTGCGCTATCTGTAACTGCGCTTGCGCTCTCATAACTCTTTGAGATTCGGAGATTATTGACGGATCGGCCACAGGTAAAATATCAATAGTGCCGTCGTAGTCGCTTTCCCGTATCTCACCGGAACCGGAATTATATGCAGTAAAATCACCAAATTCAGAGTTTAATCGTGCAAATATTCGGAGTTCCGCTTTTTGAGCGCGGTATAGTCTGCGGTGTATTGCAGACATCAATCTTTGACCAGCTTCCATTAGAGCAACCACAGAACCAACGGGAGCTTCTGCATTCTTGGCATCGCCCACTTGCATGTCTGTGCTGGCTGCTAATCTGCGTCCATTATCAGTAACAGTACCAAGAAGCATGAGAAGTGTTTGGGATGGTTCCTTGGTAGGTAAGGGAATGATACTCTTGCGAATGTCATCACCCACACCTTCGACAGAGCGAAACTCTCCAAAGCTGACCGGCTGATCACCGGCAAGTCTCATGCCTCTAGCTTTGAAACCTCCAGGAAGGTTTGCATATTGCCCCGCGTCTACAAGAGCGCGAAGAATAGCTGTTGCTGTTTTTTGTAAATTACCCAACACATGAATAAAGCCAAGGCCGTAAAAGCCTAGACCTGGTAAAAACTTGAAGGTTGTGAACCATGACAGTTTACGATGCAGATCATCGCCTTCAGCGAAGTTCCTTCTTATAGATAGGATCTGATTTGAAGCATCGTGTATTGTCACAATATATGGCAGTGCTATACCGGTTTCTTCGCCGGTTTCCATATCAATATGTTCAAAGCCTGGAAGGTTTAAATCCACATGCATTTCAAGAACGCTATGTCGATCACCTTCTGCACTGTAATAACTTATTCCAGTTATCTCATTTTCTTTTTCAGTAACGATGCCGCGATCTTGCGTAGACGGCCTACCAAGTTCGACATCACGGTAGACACCCGCGAAAATATTTTTACGAATGTCGTTTTCAGCCATATGCAGGATGTGCGTATAGCGCGAAGCGGTGAGGAGATCAGTGCTTTCATTGTCAATAATAAAATCCTGTGCTTTGACAAAACGGGAAGTGACTCGACCCATACTCTGGTCGTAGTAGGTTTTTTTAAACGCGATCCCTGTGAGTGGGAGAGCGAATAGTAAACGATCCATGTCATCGAAATATTCCTCACATTCCTCAGTGAGTTGATAGTTGAGATGTCGTTGAACCCGCTTTGCCTGTTGAAGAAGTTCCTCGGTGGCATCACCGACGATTTTAGTTTTAACTGGCCCATCCGGTGGACAGAGTTCGCCAACTGAACGAGCTTGAAATTGCAGACATGCTTCAAGCAGCAGGGGATGTGATGCACCACAAGCTCCTTCAAAGGGTTCTGTTACCTCTTCTAATTTAATACCAAGGAGATCCATCCCTTCGACAAGGGTTTCCTCCCACTCGCTGCGCGATTGACGATCCTGTTGATATGTGTCAACCAAAGCCATCGCGAGTTCGGTAAGATCTTCTTCTTCCAACACTTCAGCAATGTTTGCATCATGTGGAATAAGCGCTTCCGACTCTTGCATTTCAGCAATACCGATAGTGGTTTCGCCGGTTTCCGAATCGGTTTCTACGACGATCTCTGTAACAATATCGTCAGTATATTCCTCATCACCAGATGGCATGGGATTTAATGCACGTTCAACAGCCAT